GAAAAGTTTTTTCTGTTCTTCGGCAGTACGGAACAACGAATAAGTTAAAATATTTATATCATTATCATGCGCGTAATCAATCAGCTTTCCGAGATCGCGCGCGAATTTTTCTTGTTTGGTCATGCTTTCCCATTCCGCAATGTTTGTTCAATGTTCGTTAATTTTGTCATCATAATTCCTTGCTGTATTTGTATTTGCCCAAGACGTTGCTCAAGTTTGAGATTCGTGTGCGCCGTTTCTGCATTATGTTCTTCTATTTTCTTTTTGTGATCATTTACGCGGTCTTTTAACATTGAAAATTCTTGATAGCTCACAGCTTTATCCTTTGTTGTTAGTTTCAGAACCAAATTTACAACTTTCTCTGCCACCAAAAGCCCGACAATCACGCTTAATCCATTAACCGACTTTAACCATTCCATTTCATTCCTTTAATATACAAAAATTCAATCCTGTCATTCTGTGTACCCATCAAAATTGTAACCAACAAAAATTCCAAAAGCTCCGAATAAAATGTCCATGATAGTATCTGTGTGCAAGAACCAACTGTAAATATCTGTTGTATAGGAAACTGCCTGATCAAGTTCTATTCCGATTATGATTGCGACAGCCCACTGCCATTTAATCCCTGACCATTTCATCAGGATGAAGAATACCAGAAAGTGCTCAATCCAGCTTACCCAGTCTTTGTGTAGAGGAGTTATCATTTTACCACTTTCTTAATTACGACATTTGCCACATTAATAGTTTTTCTATTTTCTTTAGACAAATACATGATAAGTTCTTTTCTTACTTTCCTTTTTTGCATAGTTGTAAGAGTTCCGATTTCAGCATGGATACAGGCCAAGATATTTTTCAAATGAATCTTTGTGCTGTCAACTTTTACTTTAGTCCTGTAAAGATTTGTTATCCCATCAACAAGCACCCCATTGTCGATTCTTTTGCTCATGGATTTTTTCAAAGAGTCAGCATTTATCCACCTTGGCACATATATTTCCATGCACTTCCAATATGTTTCTATTAATCCTTCTTCATTTTTTTGATTAAATTGCTTATTATTCAGACGGATTAATGTTCCACCTTGTCGCTGCACAATGGTGTCCTGTCTGTATTTACTTTCGGAAATCCTATATTCCTGAGCAAAAACAGAAACACTAAAAGTTAGCGTAAATAATATTAATATTTTTTTCATTATTTCACCTTATGTTCTTATTAATAACCAGTTGCATAGAAACCTGAGGTTTTTTTATGGCGTAAAGCAAAGGCGCGCGCCGGCAGCCGAGCCGCTATACGACGAACCGAAATCCGCAAAAACGCAGAAAACGCCCTCCGCGCCACCGGAATTCGCAGCCCCGCCAAGCAGGTAAACACGCCAGCCTCCACTGGGATCACTATCGTAAGCAGTATAATAATAATCACACACATAAGTCGATGATGACCCACCTATCGAAGTGGGATAGAATCCATTACTAATATCCATAAAGTTTGTTTGATATCCATCCACCTCACATAGATTTCCATATAATGTATAATTTGTTGAAATATCATCTGCATAATTTGAGTCAACACTACATAAATATAGCTTTGAGCTACTTCCATCATTGTTTATATTAACTCCATCAACAAATTGCCAAATATTACCGAAAATATCCTCTATCCCACGATAGCTCATATAATCCAGACTATCTCCATTAGTAGTCGATTGCCCACCTGAAAAGTTTCCATCTGAATTAGATTTTCCAGTCGGCCCTATATCTGCATCATAATCCCATGCTGTAAATTTAGTATTACCCTCTGAAATTTCACTCTGAATATTTAGATTTGCGTATTCTACAAGATAAAGAATTTGAATTGCTTGTAGAGTTCTATTGTCCAATAGATGCCAGCCTGTCCCTCTATTTTCTGCCAAAGTTCTGTATTCTGCTCTGGTTTCGTTCGTATGAGGTTTTATGCCGGATATGCTACAAAGAGTATCATTTACTGTATTTGCAATATCTGCATCATCGCCTTTATAAACTCCAGCAGATAAATCATATATTGCGGCAGGATAAGCCCCGACATAGCTTTTGCTAAACTTTGTATAACCTGGTAATTCATCTTGTGATATTTTCCACGTATGCACACTGTCAGCATAGTGATGATAATAATAAAAGGTTGGAATTTCTACTACTACTTGGCCATCAGCTAATCCACCGGTTGTATCAATATTTGCAGGTTGATCATTTGCTTTCAAATTTGAGTTAGTTGATTTCAAATAATATTCTATATTTCCAGCATTATTTAACACACATCGCCTTAGCGCAGACTGAATTGGCAGATTAGCATCTGGTATTGTTGCACTTGCAGCACTATCGGCCAGATTACCAAGACGGGTATATGTATCTGTTTTAATATCCCAGCTAACACCATACTAATCATTTGAGGTTGTTACATTAGCAAATTGCCACCTTTCTGTTGAATTGTTCCATATTACTCCATATCCATCTACTTTTCCCCCTGTGGGAGGATTCGGGATAATATCGTAAGTTCCAGAACTATTCCCAGCATAGTAATTGCCGGAATAGGTATAAATCAATCCAGCTTCTGATGCACTCGTTGTATCTGATAATATGATAACTCCGCTTCCACTATGGCCATATTGTCCAAAAAGCAGAATCGGGAATAAAAGAATTAAAATCATTTTTTTCATTTTATTTACCTCGAAATATTCGGATAACCATCAAAATATAACTCCAGACGCGTACTGTCATTTGAAGCCCCGCCAGTCGCAATGATACGCCAATACATTCCGTTTCCAATTGCTGATTGTGTTATTTTCCAATCTGAAGTATCAGCGGCGGACAATGTCAAAGTTTTATCGGTCACGGCTAAATCCTTGGATGAATTTGTCGTTTGAAATGATAAAGTAATATCGGGAGCATCTGAGGTGGCATTCCATTTTCTAACGCCATAGTAAATAGTCATCGTTTCAAACGAACGATACCATTCCGATGTATCGGCATCGGTTGTTACTAAATCCCATTGTGCAACTCCAACACTATCTTTCTCTTGCACCTTGAAACCAGAATGCGGCCTTTGAGCAAATAGCAAAGAAGCCGAAAAGAGAATCAGAATAATTATTTTTTTCATTTCATACTCCGATTATTTTTAATTTCTGCAAGTTGTTTCTTGAGCTTTTCATTCTCCGCAACAAGATCAATTTTATTCAAAGCTCTGCGTTTTGTTACTTCCGGTGATTCTTTATATCCTTTTTTGTAACCGCGCTTTAAATATTCACCAACCAAACGCGCGGGAACATTCGCCGGATTTCCACTTGGGTGTGTCATCAATACCAAAGGTTGTTCTTTTTCCTCTTTGATAATTTCCATCATCTTTGCCATGATTTTTTCTCCTTAAAATTAGCGGCCGAATCAACGGCCGCTTGTTTGATTAGCTTACATCGGAAAGAGCATAAACGCCCCAACCGTCATTCACTTTAATTACGCCCCACTCGCCGACACAGACCAGAGAACTATATCTGGCCTCGGCACCGGTCGAACCGCGTGCCACTTCGATTTTGAACAAGTCTTTGGTATGAAGGCCAATTGCACCGCGCTGATATATTGCGCCTGCGGCATCGCCACCGGAGGCAACATTTTCGTCGATTTCGTTTGAAACAAACCAATCAATTCCAAAGGCATTACTTACAAAGCCCTGTGATTTCATTGTTTCGCCAATGTCACCACTCGCGGCATTTGCATCTACAATCAAAGCACGCAAACCCTTGGAGCCCCAGTATTGTTTTGGAGAAACTACACCAACGAGATTGTTGGTATCACCATTTGCTGCCTTGATTTGCTGAATTGCACTCCAAATATCTGGTTCGGTTAAAGTTACTCCAGCGCCAGCGATTGTTTGCGAAAAACCAGAAAACAAATTAACAATATCGTCTTCCAGCTTTGCCATCAGTGCAGAAGCAAAAAGCTGTGAACCAGCCGCAATAACGTCATCAGTCGTATAGTTATGTGCAAGATCGGAAACGCGCGCAACGATAACTTTCTCTGTGATTGTCGCTTGATGCGCATTTGTTTCAAGATCAATCACATTTGTCGTCGCGGTTGCTTCGCCTGGAGTCTCGACATCAGAACTTGGAACCTCTGTATATGTCGGGAAATCAGCGACAAGTCCTGGCTGTCCGCTTGTGTTCTTCAGATTTACGGTATTCAAAATCCCTGCTTTGTTTTGCAGGATTAAAATTGTTTCGGCAACTATTTCTGGGACAAGTTCCGTCAGTGTCGTTGTCGTTGTTAATGTTGTAGCCATTTTTTACCTCACGAAAATAGTGGATTCTTGTTACGTTTTGCATCCAATACTTTCCTCGCTTCTGCCGGATTCGTTTTGGCCAGCTCAACAATATCAATATCTTTAAAGTCTGTCACTTTCGGAGTTGCCGGATTTTCCATTGCTGATTCTTTGCCAAACAGTCCGATCCGTTTATATTCCGCAAGTTTTTCTTTTGTAAAAATAGCATCTTCATCTGGGTAATTCTCAAAGTCAAATTTATCATCTTTGACCTCTGGCAATTTCAGATTCGGCTTCACTTTTTCAAAAGCCGGGGAGTCTTTTAAAACTTCCAGGTCTGTTTTGACTTCATCTTTAAAGATTTGATTCAATTGTTTTTGCGATTCGAGTAAAGCTGCATTTTGAGCTTCCAAATCTGCCTTTGTTGTATCAAAATTTGTTTGAAGCTCAGCTAATTGTTTTTCGTAGTTCGCTTTCAAATCTTGCATTGCGCTGTCATCTGACAATTTCGCAATTTTTACATCCGCGTCCTCTAATTTACCGCGCAAATCGTTTGCTTTCAGTCTATTTGTTTTTGCTTCTTCATTTGCAGCTTTCAGGGAAATTTGCATCGCGCTGAATTCGCGTTTAATATTTTCAAGCGATTCTTTTGTGCTCTCTGGTGAATCCTCACCCAAAGAGTTTGCGATCTCCGCAATTACTTTTTCAATATCCATTGAACTTTCCTTTCTGGCATCTCGCCAAATAAAAAGAGTCGGCCTCGGAGACAGGTGTCGGTCAGAAACCTATCTCCAATTAAGACCGACTTTTTTTGTTAATTAAAACTTTGTTAATCTTATCGAACGTATTCCTTTATTTGTGATTTCTTCCGTACCTCCAAGAATTTCAACAAGCCATTCATCATCTGTGACAAATGTGCCGGACATTCTAATATAAATTCCGGCATAAAGATACATATAATTTATTGTACTTGTTATCGCACTTGACCAATTTGTTTTTCCATCAACGCTATATTTCCACGTTGCAGTTCCGACCGCGCCATCGGTTACGATTTTAATGTTTATCAGATAATGCCCTGAATGATCACCTGTTCCTGCAATGAATATTAATCCCGTACTATTTGCATCGCGTGTTACAAGCATGATATTTCCATCGAACTGATCCGCCGTTGCCTCAAAACTAAAAGATCGCAATCCTTTGGCATATTCCCACATTACGCCTTTTTCTTCCTCGGCGTTCCAGACACGATCCATAAATGTTTTTATGAGCGGACTGTCTGGGTCTGTATGTTTTATGATATTTACACAAGTCAATAATGACGCACTTTCGACAATATCACTATCATAATTTTTTGAATTATACTGATCTTTTGCAAAAGGAATCGGCCTGGGATACTTGGGATCGAGCATATTCTCTAATTGCTGAAAAGCGCGTTCTGCAAAAAATGTTTTTAAAGTCTCCCAGTCCTCTGTTGCTATTTTAATTGTGTATAAATCAGGATCGCTACCGTCTGGAGTATGAATATAAAGTATATCATTTGTTTCATCGTACCAAAAGGTTGACGCCGTAGCTTCAACTGTTGCGATGCTTGTTTTTTCTGTTAGCGCAACATCATCCGCATATACAATCCCACAATAACCTGTTCCATGTTTGCTGTATACACTTCCAGAAACCAGCTCAAAAGTTGTGATTGTTTCCTTGCCAGAAAATTGCTCAATGTTTTTGAAAACATATTGCAAGTCGGATGACGTGTTACAGTATGGATAATCCATGCTCATCTTTTCTTTGGCCTCCAGCCACTTTCAAAAGCATATTTCATTTTTATTCCGGTGTCTCGCTTTTTCTTTGAAGCGTAACAAGTCACTGTTCCATCTGTGAGCTTTTTAATGCAAAATTTTTTCTGCCCTTTAACAATTTTTGTAAATTTTTTGAATGGCATTATCTTTTTAAACCTCCTTTTTCTTTCTCAATAACACCCGCCGGGACCATAACACAGCGATCATTTTTCCCGCAAATTGTTGCACCTGAACCAGGTAAACCCATTGCTTGCCATTTCTCCCAGCTTTGCGCCGGCATATTATGTCTTGCCAGGCAATCGCTGCAAATATGACTATCGTTTATTCCAAGCCAATCCCATAATTGAACATCTGCGAATTCATCTCTTATCGCTCCACGACCTGCCTGTTCAATTCCGGCCTTCATTGAGCCTTTAAGCTGTTTGCGGAAATCGCCAAATATTTGACCGCCTTTTTCCAGATCATTAAATAACATATTTTCAATTTCTTTATCAACCATGCCAGACGCTTTTGCACGTTTAATAAATTGCGATAAGGTCAAAACTTCTTTCTGCGCTTCTTGCACCAAATATGCGACCAAAGTGATTTGCATTTCCTTCAAATATGCAGGTACTTCATCAGGCACGGCTCAACTCCTGATGTATTCGTGCCTTTGCTCTGATCATAATCTCTCGCTCTGCCTTGCTTGATATTCCCCAAAATGGTCTGGCCGGGATCGTGGCCGTTCCTTCTTGATTCCAGTGTGCTATATCAACTCTTTCAATGTGCGGGATTAATTTAGCAACTTGATAATTTCGTTGTGCTCTCGTCTTGACCATCTGGCCGGAATCCATCATAATGCCTTTTTCTTTCAGGGGATGATCAAAACCTTTTTTCTTTATCGTCGATTTTGCATTCCGCTTGAAAGCCTTGCCAAACTGTGAACCTCTTTCAATTCCTTTTTGTATATCCAAAGCAATCACATCAATACCTTCATTCAGTTCTTTGCTGAAATCAAGTTTTATATTTGCCAGATTAAAATGTTTTTCAAGTTTGACTTCGAGCATTTATTTTAAACTCTTTGCTAAAGTTTTGCCATGTTTATTTGCATCCAAAAACAATTTATTATTTTTTTTAATGAATGTCAATACGAACAATTTTAAATATTTGTCTGGGTTTGCAATTAATAATTTAATATCTATTTTCTTCAAATCTTCGTCAACATTCTTGTCGACTTCATCGCGAGATTTATCCATTTCATTAAGATATTGTTTTATTCTATTTGGCATTGAATATATCCGAGATGGTCGGTTCCGTTTGCTGCGATATTTTCGTCAACTTGTTTTCTTCACCAATTTGTTTAATTTTTTCTTGAATTTGTTCATCCGTTATATCAGGATTTTGCATTCGCCAATAATCTCCGCGAGAACTCAAATTATTTTTAAATTCAAACTCCCACTTTTTGTTTTTTTCTTCGATTGAAATCGGCATTTGAACTTCGGCATAGTCGATTCTGAATTTCTTCGCGTCGGGAACAATTAAATTATATTTTTTGCCGATGATTCGTTCCATTGCAAGCAAATCATACTCCCACGTTCTGCAAACTTCTTGCATATTCTCCAAGTCATCTTTGTGATCTATATTTTGCACGACCAGGGAAAAGCCTGAAGTATTTCCACTTATGCCCCAGTTTATATTCAAGCCATAATTGCGCTCAATAAGCTGCACCTGAAACTTGATAAGCTCAACATCATCAGCAAAAGAATGATTTATATTTAAAGAACCAACCGTCGCCTGTTCGTCATCAATCGCTAAAATCTTGTTATAATTATAATGCACGTTGTCTGTCTGGCCGATCCGCCCAGTAATATAGATCGGATTAAATGCAGTATATCTATATTTATGAGCCATCTCAGACAGCATTAAACTTATATGTTCATTTGCGTTAATCAATCCATCTGCACAATTGCCGGTATTATAAAAGTCATCAATTAAAAAATCATTCGGTAACCAAACAAAAGGAATAGTTTTGTATGGATTATTTCCGAACATATCTAATTCTGTATAGCCGGCCTTACCTGGATCAACCGGCACATTATCGCTATTAATAATCAAATGAAAATCGTCAGACCAATACTCCCACAAACGTTCATCGCCATCCTGGATTAAATATTTCAAAGCCACCGGCTTTAATCTTTCAAGATAAACCGTAAAGCTCCGCAGAATCATGTAATCAAATTGTTTTGTGCCGTTTCTTTCGATAACAACCGGACGCACCCCAATCATTCCTAAAAGGTTTGATTGCCGTTCGATTGTTTTCATTCTCATGTTTTTTAGTTGCGTCAAGGCTTCATATTTATCATTTCTTTTTTCATTGAAATATCGGATTGGTGCTTTTTTGTAAACCTCTGAAATCTTATTGATAATCTTTTTTGTAATATCTGACTCATAAAATGGGAAGTCATCCAAATCACGCAATTTCAAATATTGTTTTAAATATCGCTTTTGTTCACCATTGTAAAAATCAATCAATTTCTGCACATTTTTTAATCGTGCATTGTTTTCTTCGATTTGATATTCATTAAAATTATTGAATATAACATCTTTAGCTGTCATAATTCCTGCTCGAAATTAATTTCTGTCTGCCAAACATCATAAGCATGTTCCATGAATTTTAAAACTCCGCGGTTTCTGACATAATACATTTGATTGACCGAGTCTTTAAAGAAAAAAGGATAATGTGATAAACCGCTACTGATATAAATATTGTCTCGCCATGTTTCAAAATTAGTTTTTTCTGAACTTGTAACGTACTTGTAAATATAATTCCAATATTTTTTGACCGTTGTGTTATTAATTTGTGTTCTGACTATTCCAGCCGTCGTTATACCGGAATCAACTAAATATTCAGCACTCGGACTGACACCCAACTCTGGACTATGCGAATGTTCCCAGGCCGTACCCAAAAAAAGACAAGCAAGTTGTTGATACGTCCCAGCGCCCATTGCTTCAAGATATAATCTGTAATATCTATATGAACCTTGCGCTGTAAATGTTTCAAGCCAAATATCTGAATTATCAGTGACATAATCTTCGTAATTAAATGATGATCCAACTAAATAATATTCGCCAGTGAAGTTTCCATCATTATTCATATCAAACGTAAACTTTATACCGACGCTTGTATCTGTGTAATTATGAAAACCTAAAATAATATAATCAACCGTTCTATTTTCGCCCAAATCAATTTCAATATATCCCGATGTATTTGCATTGGCTGCTTTCCAATAAACATTTTTATTTCTATCATTCAAATTAGTTGCCGGATAATTTGTATCTGAACCAAGGCTATTAACTGTAAATGTTGCGCCATCCACGCTCTCGCTATAAAATACCAAGTTTGCCATTATACAAAATCGTATGTTAAATGTTCAGCGACAATATGATAATCTGTTTGACCTGTACGATCAATATTTAATACAACAAATTTCTCTCCGCTCCAGCTTGCTCCGCCCAATTTTATATATGAATTCAAAATAGTTGAATCAAATGAAATAATATCATTAACAACCATATCAGAAACATTTAGAAAAGTATCAAATTCAACAATCCATTTGGGTGCTTTCAAATAATCAAAATAATGCTCCCGCAGCTCCTGCGCCGTTGTGTCATCAATGATAAAATCACAATCAAGACTAAATTCGCCGACTTTCCCATATCGCCAAACGCTTTGGATTGCTGTGCTTTCTCTGTTGTTCGGAGTCGTTGTATTTTGATCTTGCGTCCCTGTCCCGTCATCTGAATTGGTTGTCAAAATATAAATCGGCATATTAGTAACATGAGTCGCAGGCGAACTACTATAAGAACCGCGCGATACATTCAAGGTGTCGGTAGAAACAGAATTTACGATCATAACTTCATTTTCAATTAAAATTATATCGCCGCTCGAAAAGTTAGATCCGCCACCGGCTAAAACGTTGACGCCTGTTTCTGTTGTGTCTAAATCTTCATCTGTATTTGTATTTGAGTATTTCTTATTTACTTCAATAAATGTTTGCCTTTGATAATTCCCGGAACCACGGTCAAGCATATAATTTATCCGAACTGTATTGGCAATTTCAGATTGTGGCGTTCTGTAAATCTTTAGATTTTTAATATATTGCTGTTGATCAAAATTATAACTATCATAAGTGATAACAGCATTCACATCATAAGTCCACAATGAAAACTGTCCGCTTGCGTTTTTGAATAATCTTGATTTGCTTTGTGCGCATAATCGTTCTAAAACATCTTTGGAATTTTCTTCCTTATAAAGCGCACCCATAAATTCCCAGTCTTTTATAGTGCCGCCAGTTGCGTCTCCACTTACATCAAAGGAATCTGTGTCAATGTTTGCAGTTGTCTGATAGAGAACGCGTCGCAAAATATCCTCGATTACATAGGCCGGATTTTGAATAACATCACCTGAATTATATCCATTGCTACGTGTTCCTTCATCAACCCAATCTCCGAATAAGGCGCCGCCGTCTTCTAAATGTGAAAATATAGCAGATTGCTGTCTTTCAGAAATAACCGGCTTTTTTATTGTTGGCAATCTTCTTTGAAATACTCTACGCACTATAAAGAACCTCGCTTGGTATCTCTATGTACAAGCCTCGTTGTTCTATTTACATCAAAAGATAAATGTTCTGCAATCAAATAAAAATCCGTTATTGTTATCGTGCATCCGGCGGCTGCTTTGATACCAAACTGATATTTCGCTAATTCACTCCATTGCCAGGCTGCCGTTTGATCTTCTTGACCAGTTGCATCACCATGGGCAGCCCTGTCTCCGCCGAAAGAATAATTTTTATATCCAGCCGTTACATCTGCCGTTTCAATATTTGTTCCTATGCTTGTTCCTCCGGCACCTCCATTATAATCATCATTAATATAATACATAGATGCGTATGGACTTGAACCTGTTACGCTATCAATATCCACTCTAATAGTTAGATGATCAGCATCTATCGGCCCTAAATCTGGCAAAGTTCCAAAAGTCAAATAAAAACTTTCGCCAGCTTCTATTGTTAATGATGTTGTATCATCTTCATCGGTTGCTTTTATATAATCAGTATCAGCACAATCATAATCATCGCCTTTTTGAGTCGGGCGCAACAAAAGAGACCATGTTGCTGTATTCTTAAAACTTATTGAACAATCAGATTCTGTGTTAGAATAAACAGCATTTGGTGCAGTATTATAAATTAAATAAGATTTTAATTCTTCAATATACATATATGGAATATTCATTGGCGCGGTTACATCTGGAAAAACATCAGCTCCAATAATATGATCGGCCATCATATATTTTAAATTGTCTTTCTCAATTTGTACTGTCGGAAATAAAGTCCAGTTTTTAGTGCTTCTAATTCCTCTTGTTAAACTTTTCCCATAAATCACTGGTTTTGGAATCCCGATACTTTCACTCGGTGCTTTTGAATATGCTTGTTTTGAAATTCTATTTATTGGAATTGTTTTAAAAACATCATCATCATCAACAATATCAAAAGTAAAATGTAAATCATCAAAATTCACATTCTGTATTTTGCCGGAAAAAAGAACATTGCATTCTGCATAAGTCAATCCATCAAAATGTTGTCGGATGGTTGCTTGTCGTCCTTCAAAATTATAACTTGCCAACATATCAGAAATACGATTTTCTGTTGTCATATATGCAAGACGATTATTTTGCAATGTGATTGAAACATCGCTTTGCTCACCAATCCCATTACTGCCAGCAGAAATGTCATTCAGTCCAAATTCTTGCACAATACCTTCATAGCTATATGAATCGACTATTATATATTTGTCTGATAAGTATAAAGTCTTCCCATCCAATTTGACTTCTAATAATAATGTGCCTTGAGTTGTCATTTTCTTTGCCGCAATTGAAAAAGCTGTTTGTCCGCTTTCGCCATAAAGTCCAATACCATATTCTATATAACCATAACCTTTTGACATTTATTGCTCATAAGTTTTGTATGTCCATGCTAACAAGCCCAATTCTATAATTGTCACTTCCATGTGTCGCATTAAAAAACAGATAAATCTTCCCATCGTAACTGTTTGTCATCATATAAGGTGCAATCCCTGTGTGATCTGCCTGCCAGTCATAATCTGGTCCCCAAAGATCATCGCCGTAAAAAGTGTTGATAAAAATCGGCGATCTTGTATCTTCAACCCATGCTGGTGTTGCTTTACGTTCATCCCAATAAAATATTCCAAATGCTCTATTCCCACGTGTACCTGAATCAAGATAACGCGCTGTTCCACCAACCAATAAATAGAGCCTTCCTTTATAAAGAAAATAGCAATGATGGTCTGTATGATTTGATCTGTAAATCCCATCGTTTGTTGATCTTCCAGTACAAATCGTGTTGTTATAAACAAACGGACCTTCTGGAACATCCGAAAAAGCCTCTTTTGATGACCAAGGATTTGTTGACAAATCTGGATTCTCATTATCGTCTCTATCACAATAAACCATCCGGTATTGAGTGCCATATCGAATCACAGAAACACCATAAAAACCGTTTGATGAACCAGACGAATCTATAATTTCATCACTTGAATATTCGATGCTATCACTTGAAAAATCTTCATCAAATTTTACCCAACCAAGTCGCCACTTTGAATCTAAATTATTATATCCATAGCAATATCCGATATAACGATCATCCTGGTTAAGTTTTATGACAGATGTTACAGCAATTGCATCCCGTCGCCAGTCATTGTTACCACTGCCAGTAAAAATTGCCGCATCTGAATTAAGCATTGTCCATGTTGAAAAATCGCTTTGAGAAGCAGACGCCGCTCCTGTTGTGCAAGCCAGTAATTGAGTATTTGTCCCAATGACCATTACAATATAATTACCATTTGAATGCTTAAATGTTCCGCCGGATAAAACATATTGTTGCCGCCAACTTGACCCAGAATCATTCGAGATAATTGGCAATCCACTCGGAAAATCATAATTCGATTCAAACGGATTATAAAAAGTAACTTTATCACCAACAACCCAATCTGTATCAGCCCCACGTGGCGATGTATAAGTAAATGTCTTTGTCGAATATGTTCCGCTTTGCAAAAGAAAGATATTTGTATAATCGCCTGACCGACTGGGATCAGCGGGGCCAGTTGTTAATCTCAAATTTTGCGCCGCCCATTCCTTCCCGGAAGTCGGACTAAATAAAGTATTTATATATGGCACCCAGGAAAAAGTTATAGACTTTGTTGTTGTGTCTAAGGCTGTTACTGTTATCTCGGTTCCTGTTGCGGTATCCAGTAGATTGTTCATTTCTTCATTTCGGATATACGGCATTTTTGACGGGAAAAAATCCTCGCCAAGATAGAATGGTTCTTTTATAGTTGCAATATCTGCCGGTTGCAATGCCGTCCCAGCAGTAGTTTCGGTATCATGCAAATTTGTATCAATCGTATCGAAATTTGAATTTAATGCATCATCCCAATCATCGACATCACTTTCGCCATAAGCTGGCTTGATTAAATTATAATTTGTCGTATATGTCCGCGCCATTATACCGCTATCCTTCCACGCGCAAATTGTTTTTCAATAACAGCATTCCCGCCTTTGCGCAAAAATGTTTCAAAACTTTCCGAGTCTATTGCATTAATTACGTAATTTCCTCCACCGTTCAAAGAGCTTAATTTATCATCAATTCTGTTCATCGTTTCTACCAGGCTTCTGTTATCATTCAAAGATAGAATCCGCTCGCCCTCATGCACAATCGCGGGGCCCGTCCTCTGGACATAAGGCGTTCCAATCTGCCAACTATCAACCGCAACTCGCGCACCTTCAAGTGCTGCATATCCGGCCATTACTTTCGCGGCACTGGAAAAACTTAAAACTCCGCCGCTAATTATTGTATCTAAAATGGCGCTTGCCTGTGCCTCAAGAAATTTCTTTTCAAGGAGATCAATTCCAATATCCAGCATTGACTTTGCCGCTGCTTTGAAAACGTCCTCTCCGTTTTTAACAGCATTCGCAACCGATTGTCCGATCTGCCGCCCATAGCTTGCATACAATCCAACTTGCTGATTAACAAAACTCTTTTGATTGTCTGCCCATTGCTGATAGCGTTCACTCTGTGCTGATAATTCTTCTTTTTCCCCTGCGGCGACCAAAGCCATCGGTGATCCAGGCATTCCTCTTATCCCGCCGCTTACATTCAAATCTAATAATTGTTTTGTTTGCTTAATTCTTTCATTTATTTGTTTAGCCACATCGCTGTTTGTTTTGTCTGGTTTCTTTGCCTTTTCCCCGTTATTGGCAATTAATTCCTCTAACAATTTTCGTTGTTTTAAATATGATAAATATTGAGCCGCTTCATCTCTTTCTTTTGATATTCTATTTGCAATCGTGCTCAATTCTGCCGTTGCAAATGTCAATCTATTCTCATAAGCTTCTTTTGTTAATTTATATCTTAACTGATCTTTTTTATCTTCCGATGTTTTTAAGAAACCATAATTTTCAAGAAATGTATTATAATCTTTTTGAATATTCGCTGTCTTTTCTAAAACATTTTTCTGATCCATTGTTGTTTTTGTTATTATTGCTTTTGCCGAGGCTTCTGTTAATTTTGACCCTGCTATCTTTCCTTCAATATCAAGCCTCTTTGTCAATAGATCATTCATTCGTATTTCTTTATTAATATCATTTACTATGTCAAGCTCGATTCCCATATTTTTTAATTCTGCTGTAATATCAGAAAAATTCTTTGGTTTTACCGATTTTATAAAACTGGTGAAAGTTTTTATTAATCCAATTGCCGCCGGTAATGTTTTATCCCCGATTGCTTCGCCAATATCACCAAGATAATTTCTCAATTGTTTTAATCTTGCACCGGTAGATTCGAGATTCTTTTGTGCTGTTCCTGTGAATTTCTCATTGAATATTCTGAGAAACTCTGCTGTCTTTTCAGACGCCGTTCCGTTTTTAACAATTTCATTATTTGCCGCCCGCAACTCTGGAATATATCGGCCAAGCATTTGTACATTACCTTTCAAGGCCATGGCCACATATTTAGCTGCTGTATTTGCATCGAATAATCCGGTCGCCGCTAAATCCAAAGCCATAGGCAGAGCTTTGACAGATTTTTGATAATCGCTTGTTAATTGTATCAGTGTTGTCAATACTCCAGCCGATTCCGTGTCTCCATATTGAGTCGTCGCTTGCAATTTCGCAAACAATCCATCAAGTTCCGTTTTTGCTCCGCCCCATTTTTTGCCAACCAGCTCAACTGATGTTTGTAGTTTTCTGAATATGTTCTCTTGCCTGATAGATGCAGCAACGGTAAAATCAAGCGCTTTTTTTAAAGCATAAAAAGAAGCTACTCCGACCAATGCTTTTTTAGCCATCGAACCAATAGATTTCTCGACTCCGCCGAGTTTCCGTTTTGCCGTTTCCGTCCCTTTTGCAGCAACGACAACATCCATTGTTTTCTTTACATCAGCCATTTTTTCTATTCAATTCTTTCTCGCATAAATTCAGTTCATTAGACATAATTTTACAAAAATCTATCCAGATCGCCGGTAATTCGTTATAGCTACCTGGGAATGGCGCCACGTTGAATTTTGTACAAAAGACATATCGTTCAATATTATTTTGTATCCATCTGTCCCAGACGAGATTAATCGGGAACTCCAACATGCTGCTATAGAATAATCCCTGGCTTGAATCTTTTCCGTATCGCTTTTGCACATATTCTAAAATCTCATCCTGATTTTTAAAGGTTCTACCTTGTTTATTTGTAAACGGAAATTGATAATTTTCTTTATTCCAGCCATCAAAATAATCCGCCCAAATATTTAATCTGATTTGGATTTCTTTTTTTTTGACAAATTTGTTTCTTCGGCTATTGCATCGCTTATCTTTTCGATCTCGTCATTTGTGAGTTTGTTTATTTCAGCATCCACGTTTTCATCGGTTAGCTCAACATCTCCGAGTGAAGCTAACCCATAACGCAAATATTTAACTCGCTGCCGGAACACATCTCTGACAATGATCGTGCCGGTTGTTGGATTCATTTCTGTCATCAAATCATTGACTTCGATCCGCTGCTCAAGCGATAATGGCTTTGTTTTATATTTTATCATTATGGAACAACCTGTATTAAATCACCACTTGTACTTGCCATAAACTTCAATGGAAGATCAAAAAAAGCACCGCCTTCAACATCACCTGGATCGAAATTATCCATTATTTGTGCATAGGAACCCTTGATTCCAAATGTTGCACTCGCCCATGTTGCATTATTGCTGATCTCAACAGCAATATCATTCTCGTCATATTGTTTTGCGATGATCCCCGCTGTGTTGGAATCATATTTTATTCCGAACGTGCCGGTTGCAAGAAATTCAGGCAAACCGCGACCCATCGTGTCAGGAATTCCACTTGCGCCATATCCATAAAATTTAACCTGGCTGTTTAGAGTTAAATCAAATTTATTCATTACAACATCAACGCTGTCAATTGATCGCTTTGTTGCAAGATCGTGAATTGTCCGATAAGTCGTTGGGTATGCAGATGGTGATGTTGGTGCAGCCTGGCCGCCGGATATATTGTATCTCGTTTTGAGTGTAATATCCATTTTGAAGCGCCCGCCGTCCGTGGCACCATCTGCATATATTCGCATTGTATCAACAAAACAACCCGGGTAAATTTCTGAATTACTTCCCTCGGGAGAAATAAGCGCAACCGTCAAAGCTCCGGTATTATCTATATCTGTGTCTCCGTTCGCGCATTCAACTCCGGTGAAATTGTACGGAATATCATAACTTGCCGGTGAAGTCCCGACGGTAACACCCATTACGTTTTCCAAGAAAATCGGAGCCAGGGTTTGATCATAAAAAGCCGTGAATGAAATCTCTTTTACTTTCCCTTGTTGGCTTACATAGACATCTGCCTTTTTTGCTGTGTTTCCGGCATTGTGCCGTCTGTCTAAGAATCGCTCCGGCGCACGCGAAACAGATGGATAGCCATCAATGTTCACATATTGCATAGCCGTCACATTTGCCGTTCCGAGTGTCGTTTCCGCTTTAACCGCAACCTGGAATTGCTCCATTGCGTACATTCCACTGTCAATTGCCATGATTCTTTTCCTTTATTTTTTCGACATAATTTATTAAAGATTGCGGAATTTCTTTTAATTCCACAATCTTACCTGCTCTCAATTTATAATAGTCATCAACGGAAAGACCGTGATAACTATCCTCAATCCCAAGCATGTAAAATTTCTTTGTTGCTTTTACTTTCATTTTTTACCTCTTAATAAGCTATAAAATTAAATGTCATTATAAAACCATTGATTTTCCCCAAATATTCATCTGGAATATCAATGTTATAATCAATTTCATTTTCAAACGAAACCCAATAATCGTTATGATGAATATAATCAAGTAAATAAGCATCCAAGGTTTCGGCAAAAGCTGAAATTGTTTTGATAACATCCTGATAAAGTTTTTTATAATAATGCAATTCAATGATGTATGTACTTATTTTGCCAATAGTTAATGTTAATGATGTATTTTTAGGGAGAGGTTTTAATAAAATAACATCTTCATACCCAAGATTTTCGATTTCTATTTCCCGGGCAAGTTGAATGCGTCCGGGGTCTTTAAACCGTGGATATTCCGATTGAATTAAAGAAATCAACTCATCTGTTATTGTGTTAAGTGTCGCCATTGTCGTAGAGTTTGTCCTATAAATAAAAAAGTCGGCCATGAAAGTTGACCGACTTTTTTAAGTAAATGATTATTTATATATAATATAATGCTTTTTATTAATTTGTCAAGTTAAAAGTGTGCTTTTTTATTAATTCTTCTTTTTCGTCTTCTTCAAGTAAATCAAGATTCTCTCTTTCCCAACCAATCCGCACAAAACCAAATGGCAAATGGATTTCAAGGTTTGGCGAAGAAAAATCAACATGAAATACGAAACTAAAATGTGACCAGGCAATAAAATAATAATAACATTTCATCTTGCGATCTCTCTTACTCTGTGCTTTCGGCCTTTTAGATTTATCATTTTATACCGGATTCCATCACAACGATGTTTCGCCCAATCATCACTTACAATCCCAGAGTCAAGGACATTGCCATTTGCGTCTGTTTTGCGTTTATAATTTTCCAGCGAGTCGATTGTTGTCGCGCATTCTGCCGTGCAAAGTATTTTATTTTTTTCAATCAAATTTTTCATAAGTTGATGACCATATTCGAGGTCACGATCTTGTGCGTTTGTTGTGTACTGGATACGTATTCCAAAGCGCTCAAATTCCGAAATCCAGCTTTTCCCTGTCGCTCCGCGTGCTTTCCCCGCAGGATCGCCCCAACAACGCAAACGCTCTGCCGGTGCCTTATATCCTATTTCCTCAAGGATTTCGTTAATCTTCGGAATGATCTTGTCGACCGACATTCCATGATATTCCGCGTCTCGGATATATACCGTCTCGCCGGAGGGGAGTTCCTGACTGAATCCAACCGATACGGGACTTTCACCGATACCAAAATCAAAATCTAAATCAAGCGGAAGCTCCGGCTGATATTGATATTTTACAACATGATCATCCGTATTCCAGGCGCTGTAAATCCGCCCTTTCACAGATACATTCCAGTCTATATCTAACTCTCGCGCAACCTCATCTTTTGTTTTATCTCTGCATTGTTCTTTGTACCAGGCCTGGTCCCGAAGCGGATGTTGTTTCCAGTGGATAGAAATTAAATGATAGTTATTTAGCCCCTTGATTGCATCGTTTCGTAAACGATAAAAATTGCATTTCTTCCCAAGGAATGGTGGTGTTGTAATTAAGTTCTTTCCATTTTTACAGCTATCACTTATCGCGGCATAGACCGTTTCGCTCTTCGGGACAAATCCCCATTCATCGCCAAACAGTTTACTATATCCGCCGCCCCGCCCGGCCTCTTGGTTTGCGGATTCACCAACAACAAAATTATTTCTTTTATCATTTTTGGCACGACAATACCGGATACAGGTTGTCGAATTGAGATATTGTCCCATTTGCGCTTCAATCATCCAGCCTGGAAGATGATCATAAATAAATCGCATTTTCCCAAATAAAGAATTAACAGTAGAGTCATCAACAAGGTTTTCTTTTCGGCTCACATTCAAGGCCAGGTAACCCTTGCCAAATAATAATCCCCAGATATTATATGCTTGTGTTATCCAAGAAACCGTCATCCTCCTGGATTTCTCAATCAGATTATCTTGTGGTTTATGAATGTCATTTATTAAATCTATTATATAATTATATTTGGGAATAAGTTTGATCTGGCTGTCTTCGTTGTCGATTGTATAGCAATATTTTGTTATGAAATAAACCGGGTCATATTCACAACGAACAAGATCAAAGTCTCGCTTGGGAACACTATTTATCCAGTTAGCTAACGCCATTATTTTTCTCTACTATCTCAAAAAATGTTTTCCGTTCTTCATCGGACATTTTATCAACAACCTTTTTGAGCTTATCTGTGTTCTCGTTTTCGATTTTTCCGGTTATTGCAATCGGAGCATCCAGCCCAAGGAGTTTACATCTTTTGTCAATGCACCACTGGATTGCATCCAGGTATTTCTTTTCGCCAAATATGCTCTCAGTTCTGACCGCAACCTCTGTTCGCCCGCTTTCCTGGCCGCCGGATTGTTTTTTGGATTTGATTATTTTTTCGGCTTTTGAGTTTTCCCAGGCTTCGTATGCTTCTCTTTCAATATTGTTAATCTTGATCAGTTCACGCGCTTTTAGTTTCGCAATTTCATCAACGGCCTCAGCTTTCCAGCGCTGTTCGAGCGTTTTTAAATCGCGCGAAACAGTAGAACGTTCAACACCAACTTTCTCCGCGATCTCGAATTGATTTAATCCTTGAGCAAACCATTTCGCTATCTCAATTCGCCGCAATTCCATCTTTTTCTTTTTTGTGCTAATTGGCATTTTATTCCGTGCAGTTTATAGTGTGTAAATTTCCTATAGTTTGAATTTATTAAAAAACATCTTCTTATTAGGAATTAGAGGAATAATTATTATTTTATAAAAGAAAGTAAATCTTTTTTCCAATATACATTTTCATTCTTTAGAACATTTTTTGCATTAAAATAAAACTGTTTCCAATCAATATTTTTCTCAATTTCTGGAAAATGATTTAATTTGCCAACTTTCCATTTATTGACAAAACCTTTCAAATCATGCATTACTTTTAATGCTTCATCAGGATTTATGACCGGTTCAATACTAATCCATGTATAAATATTCAGTTTATGTGCTATCTTTACAGCTTCATATCTTGATTCAATTGATGGAGCATTTTGTTCCCATTCTTTACGATAATTTTCTGATCTAAAGCTTATTGTGCTGCCAAACTTCCAATTATTACGCTTTAAGACATCGAAGTCTTTAACTGTCCTGAATCCGGCCTTTGTTAATACACTTACATTTTTAAATTGATATTTCTCGCAAATTAATAATGCCTGTCTTGTTAAAAATGCGGCTTCATCGTCCTGATATGGATCAGACATAAAACAAAACAATAATTCTTTTTCTGTTCTAAACAATTTTTGAGCATCTTTATCAAGCTGTTTTAAAATGTTTGTCCTTGCCTTAGGATGGCTTGCCCATTCATCTAATGATTGTCGCCTAATCGCAGGGCAATAACAATATTTACATTTATGCAAACAGCCTGTATAAAGATTGCAAGCAAGCTCCGAATACTCACGCGCTTTCCCGCGCGGTTCATATATGACTGGCATTGGCACACCTCTTTAATTTAATTAATTTGTTTAGCTTTTATTCCTGTATAATTTTCAAAGCGCTGAATTATTAAATCACAATAATATGGATTTATTTCTATCATAAAACATTTTTTCTTATACTTTTCAGCAGCAATTAAGGTGGAACCATATCCTCCAAAAATATCTAAAACAGCATTTGTGCAATAATGTTTTATAAACTGCCCAGGCAATTGTATATTTTTACCCATTTTAAATATTTTATGTTCCTTAGTAGTATATTGGCTTTTAATTTTTAATAATGTAGAAAATCCATCTTTTAAATTTTTTATTTTTTTGTTTTTAAACTTAGCAATCAAAGTATGCTGGGACATTGGTTGTGAACCAGAAAGCATTACCGCAATAATTCTATCATGAATAAAATAATGTGAAAATAATTCAAAATTTTTTGCGGCCAGTCTTGTTAATTGTTTGTCGCTTCCCATCCAAAACTGAACATCTGCATATTTTTTTATATTATTAAAACATTTATTTATCAAATTAAAGTCCATATCATAGGGAGGATCAGTAAAAACAATATCAATTTCATTTGTTACAATTCTATTGATTACATCAATATCTGTTGAATCACCACAAAGCAATTTATTATTGCCAAGTTCAAACATATCGCCAATTTTTATATCAGTTTCTGTTGGAACCTCTGGAATATCATTTTCTTTTTCGTCGTTGTTATCAATTATAAAATTAATTTCAAACTGATTTAAATCAATTTCAGACAATTCCAAATCAGTCTTTAAATCTGCAAAATCTAAATCATATTCATTCAGAAAATCATATAATCCTTTTTCCGTGATTTTACCATAACTTGTCGATTGTGTTAAAATAGCCTTGGCGGCTTCTTTTTTATCTTTTGCAAATATTTCAACGCAAGGATATTTCTCAGGAAGTTTATATTCGCCGGATTTTTGCATCCAGGTTAAAACTTTATAACGCTGTGTGCCATCCGTATAATACCATTTGTTTTCAGCTTTGCAATGCCAAACAAAAAAAGGAAACCAAAATCCGTTCTTTATAATGCTATTTTTGAGCTTTTCTAAATTTTCTTCGCTCAATTCTTTTAGTTTAAAATCTTTAGTATCTTGCAGAATATTAAGCTCGGATAAACTGAAATAATTTGTGCCTTTGCAATTTACTTTAATTTCTATCATAAGGAATTTTCTATATTTATCGTTCAAAAACAATCTTTTTAATATGTTCTGCTATTGCTTGCATAAATTTAGGCATTACTGCATTTCCGATTCTTGCCCATTGTTCTTGAAAAGTACCAATTAACATATAATTTTCAGGAAATGAACTTAACTTCTTAATTTCCGATATTGTATGTTTTCTATTTTCTATCGGATGTAATGTCCCGTCTGAAGATGCTGAATGATTAACTGTTTTTGTAATTGTACAGCTTGGTTTATTCAAATTATTCCTTGATAATGCGAATCCAGAACCGTTAGGACTATATTTTTGATAACTTTCGCCATATTTCATTTTACATATTCTTGGATAAATAACAGATTTTTTTATATGATTAACCCATTTTAATTCCCATTCTTCATTTTTTAAATTTTTTAATGCCTCTTTTACTGTTATTATTTTCTTGCTCGGTCTCGGAAAACTCGGCTCAATATTTAAGTCTTTGCGAATACCAATAAAAATTAAGCGCTGTCTTGATTGTGGTACATTATAATACATTGTATTCATTAACTTACATTTGACATTATAATTCATTGATTTCAAAGCTTGCATTATTTCAATAAATTTACCTTTCATTTTCCCTTTAGCCATGCCAGGAACATTTTCCATTATAAAAACTTTTGGCTGTAATTCATCAACAAGTCGAGCAAATTCTTCAAACAAATCATTTCTTTCATCTTTTACTTGTCTTTTACCTGCTGTAGAAAAGCCTTGACATGGCGGCGATCCATCAAGTAAATCTAATTCACCGACCTTTATATTTAAAAAATCAAGTATTTCTTTTGTTGTTACTGTTCTAATATCTCTTTGCCAAACTGGAATATCAGGGAAATTTAATTTAAAAGTATCAACAGCATTTTGTTCCCATTCGATAGCTAAAAGCTCTTTATATCCAGCCCATTTATAACCAAGCGATGAACCGCCACTTCCGGCAAAAGTTGAAATGACTGTAGGTTTCACCATTTATATCCACAGCTTGGACATTCATGTTCTGTGGGAATATTTTCATCAATTTCCTTTTCACCTTCTCCGGCTTCAGGTGCAAATATTGTATAATCAAAATCTTCATCATTAATTACATTTGATAAAATTTCATTATCTATATTTATTTCACTTTTAAGCTGTTCAAATATATCCTCGTCAATTATTGCCATGTTTGTGATTTTATCAAAGACCGCAAGCGCCAATTTTTCTTCTTCCGGTGTCAAATCAACCTGGATATATGGCACGTCTTCATTATCTTTAAGCGCCTGCATAACTCGTTCATGGCCATCTAAAATATTTCCAGTTTGAATATTTTCAACCACAACACCGATCCAGCCCAATTCTTTTAGTGATTCCTGAACTGCTATTCGTTGCTGCTGTGGATGTTTACGCCAATTCAAAGGGTTTGCTGTAAATTGATCGGCTGGCTTTGTTCCATATTTTACTATCTTGTTTTTTATATTCATTGTTCACTCTTCGATGTTTGTTTTTCTGCATCCTTTATCGCCGCGATTAAATTACTTCCGCGCCCGATAATTCTTTTGCCGCCTTCTTTTTTATCCACGATGCACATTATTTTTGCCTCTCCTGATTGAGTCGATCTGTCTTGGATAATATAAACAAAGTCAAATTGTGCCCACGATTCAAAGATCGCCTCAAGGGAGTCCTGAATGGTAATCTCGGATATATATTTCCAGGCAAGTGCTGCCTCTTTCTAACCGGCGCTTTTTTCATCTGCTTTGACCTCTTCGGTCAATTCTTTTAGCAGCTTTTCGATATACAAAAATCATATCTTCCTTTTGAAAAGTTTTCGTCCCCAAATATAACCAGCCGGAGCAACTATAAAAATAACTCCGGCGACGCCGATGTTAGAGAAAATTGTATCTTCTTTGAAATAATATCCTGCGGCAAAGAAA